CCGCAACCGTCGTCACCACGGTATGCGGCACACCAATCCCCAGAATGACGGCGTTTCTGTTAGTGCTGCCATTCCACAGCAGTGGCCCACCAGTACCAGCAGCAGTGCTGAAGATAACCGGCGCAGGCACGATGGCGCGTGCTACGAAGAGATTGCCGCGAACCGCCTGCTCGTAATAGCGGCCGTGGAGCTCGGAGACGATCGAATCGCCCAAGCGACCCGCGCGAGCGGCCATCTGGGTGCCGTCGGCGCCGAGGGCGGGGCCGACCTGAACGTAATTGGGCAGTGGCATGGGGAATCCTATGGAGGTGGAAAGTCGTCTTCAGAGACGTTGACGTTGGAGGTAGCTTGTAGCGTTTCCAGGATGGCTCTGAGCACCGCCAGTTGCGCGCGGCTATTGGCGAGTAACTCACACAGCACGTTGCCGGTATCGCCTACCAGTACGGCCCGTTGACGGTAGATCGCGGCGCCGGCGGCCGTGGACGTAAGGTCCATATCGACCATCTTGCCGGCGCCATCCGGGGCTACTTGTAGTTGAGCGTCGCTCATACGTACTCGATGGTGAGAATGACGTCGCCGGCCGTGAGAACGGCCGTATCGGTATCTGCTGAACCTGTGGTCATCGTGATGCCGAGGCCCGCGGCGAATGCGAAGGGCACTGTCGGGGCTAGGATAAAACCCGCTCCCGTGGTCGCTCCGGGAATGCCGTAACGACGTATGGGCGTTCCGGCGCCGGCCACAGGGACTGTCGCGCTGTCATATAGGCGTAGGTACCGAACTGCCGCATTAACGTTGATCGCGTGAATTGACGTCACGACGCAGGGCCGATTGCAGATCAGCGTTACATTCGCTGTCGCTGCGGCCACGAGACTGAATGGAATGCTAACATCAGTGGCGTTCTCGCCCATCCCGACGAGAGCTTTGACGCGCGAGAAGAGCATTTAGTCGAGCGTCACAACGAGAGCGCCAATCGCGAACGAGGGCGTAATGCCGGCGGTGACAGCCAATTGTGCCGTCAGCACTCCACTGGCAATGATCACACTGGCACCCGAGGTGGCTACCCCAACGGAGAAGTAAGTACAGGTGCTGGAACCGGCCGTACAGGCCCCAAAAGTCACAGCTGCCGCGTTCGCCGCTTGAGTGGGTGCGGTGCCCGAGACCGTGAAACCCGCTCCTGAACGGGCGACCGCCACCCGCGCATAGCCGGTATAGGTCGCCTCACTCGTCGTCTGATCGCCCGCCTCGCCTGGATCGGCGGTATGCAAGGCAATGAAGAGGCTGCCCGCGGTCGTAGAGCCACGCAAACCGGTCGCGTCCCCGACGTTGGCCGCATTCGTGTTGTTGAATATCAACAACATCAACTGGGATTCGAATGCATTGCTCGCTGACATTTAGCCTAGTCCTAGGGTCAAAAGTTGTTTGGTCGCAGCGGAGGCATCCGCAAAGGCCATCATGAAAACCTGATAGTGATCGCTCGTGAGGGCGCTGAAATTGCTGCCGGCGGTACCGGGATTGCTCGCGTTTCGATACTGCAGGCGGGCGTTGAACTGCGCCTGATCCCACTTCCACACGACGCTCGAGCTGGTATTGCCCGTGCCCGTAGCCGGAACACTCGACAGACTCACATCTGCGATGGCAAAGCCCAGAATGATGCCGGGCGATGAGCCCAGGGCAGCTGTACCTGAAACCGCGTTGTCCGTTCCAGCCGTGTAACTCGCCTGCGTGGCGTTATGACCTAAGAGCGGTGAGGCACTCAGCCCGGTAAGTTCGACGCAAATAGCGGCATTGTAATCGTCGAAGTTGGAGACCTGAATATCGACATACCCGCCCACGCTGTAGCGGTTGCCGGCGGCCGTCGCGCTCGTCGCACCGAACGTCAGCTGTGTGGCTGTATTCGAGGTGACAGTCGAAGTGGCGCCATTACTCAGATTGAAATAGGTCGCCCCAACCCACTGATTCGTCGTCCATGCCTTGGCCGTGTCCTGACAGGTCGTCGTGCTGCCGCCGGTCGCATCGCCTCCGTCTCCTGCCGCGATCGCTCCCGCATTCGGGAAATAGTAGCTCCCGATATCCAGCCCGTCCGAGGGCTTGGTGAGATGATCGAGAGACGTATAGGCCGGATTGGTCGAATCCGAAATCCCATTGACCGTATTGCTGCTGAGATTCGCGATACACGCCACAACCACGATTGTGCTGTTGGGCAGCGTGGGCGTTGATGTAGTGGCGCGAAAATGACTCGGCGTCCCCGCGATTCCGCCGAGGTTGCTGGGGGCAGGGTCAAAGGTGAACACCTGCCGGATTGCACCGGCCATTTAGTTGACGGTCGCACCGCTCACGCGGCCCTGGGCATCACGTTCGACCGTGATCTTTCGCGGCTTCGCTTTCTCGGCACCGTTCGCTTTAGCCGATTGCTCTTGCTGTTGTGCTGTGCGCGCCCTCTCGCGTTCCTGGTGCAGCTGCTGGTTGTGCTGCAAGGCCAGATCCGAGACCTGTTTCTTGTGCTCGACCTGTTGTGCTTCCAATTTGGCGGTGAGTGTGTTGATGGCCGCTTCCTTGGCCGCCCCATCCACCACTGAGTTGGCCGCATCCTGAGTGGCCTTGAGATTCTGAGCTGCCAACAATTGCAGTGACTTCAACTCGATCTCCTTGGCGTTCAGCATCTCCATCTGTGCCTCAAGCTCCTGTTGGCGGGCGGCAAACTGCGCTTCCAACGCGGCGCTCCTGGCCTGCAGTCCGTCCTGCATCGCCTTCAGGTTGGCCATCTGCAGCTTCACCTCGGAGGTCTGCTGCGCCAGCTCCTGTTCGGCGGCTTGCTGCTCCTGGGTCTTCTGCTGCTGAGCCTGCGCGATATCGTTGATCTGCTTCTCTTTGGCCTGGAGCATCTGCTGCACTTGCGGCGGAATCTCCGTTCCATCAGGTAACTTCCCTGACATCGCATCCAAGACCTTCTTCTTGGTCGCGCTCGAGAGTCCCGAAGCCTCGATCAAGGCTTGAGGCGGAATCTGGATATGGGCTTCACCTGCCAGGCTAGTCAGGGCCTGGAAGTCCTCCTGCTGCACCGTAGCCACTTCCGGCGCCTCATCGATAATGATGTCCATTTCCATGTCGGCCATCACGTTCATCCGCGCACCGGGGACTTTCATCCCCTTTTGCACATGGGGATGGTTGTCCGGGTAGGTCGAGTTCACCGGCATGAACTTCGTCTGTTCCCCCTCCGTGATGCGGATGTACTGCTCGGAGCTCCAGAACTGCTTCATGCGGTTAAACGCCGCGGTCATTACCCGTTTCTGCCAGAAGCGGATGCTGTCGCCCTGAATCCCGAGCGTGATCATTCCACCCTGTTGATCCAGCTGCTTCGCGCGACCCGATAAATCCCCCGTGGTACCCAGGAGCGCTTCATTGGGTCCGGTGGCCGAGAGGGCCAGTTGCGCTTCCTGTAGGAGCTTGAACTGCCCTTCGGCCAGGTCTGCGTTCTCGCGCACCTCGAGCTTCATGCCGGGGGTGTATTCGACGAACCCATCCGGCTTCGACAGCTCTTTACGGGCCGCCTCCTTGTCCTCCACAGCGCCTTTCTCAGCCAGTGCTTGGTTCACCGAGAGCAAATGCAGAGACTTGGAGCGACGCTTGTTGATCTCGTCTTGTAGATCCTTATAGCGCTTCACAATCCCGTAGCGATTGCCCTCCTTGTCTACATACATCGACTGCAGGATGAGCGGACACTCCTTGTTGCCCGTCTCACTGTCGAGATAAACCGATTCGGCAGGTTCTTCGATGAATCCCGCCCGGGAGAATACGGCGCGCATCCACGTATCACCCTTTCGGTAATACTGCTCGTGGATCTGCACGCGTTTACGTCCCCGATCGAACCAGCGAGGTTTGTCATCGTAGGTCGGGGAACCGGGCGCAAAGCTCTGCGCGGTGAACAGGTCGAACATCTGCGAGAGCTTCGGATACGCCGCCTTGGCTTCATCCAGGTCCATCCATTTGACGATGCCGAAATAGCGGCTGTCGGTGAAATCCTTCGCCAGCGAATGCGCATCCCAGTACAAGCGATCCCAGCGGATGTAGCGAATTAGGACCTTCTTGTTCTGCGTCTTGGCGTAGGTCTTGTTATCAACAATGACCTCACATCCCCCACAGCCCTCAATCGCCAGGTTCTCAAAGACGCTGGACTTGATCTGCGAGAAGTGATTGCACTCGGCCACATACCGCAAAGCACTCGTCGCAGCATCCGCTCCTGCATCGTCCTCGGGAGTGCGGGGCTGGGCCTTGGGATCGGTCCTGAGCTTGCGCTCGAGGCCTAAAGTGTAATCAACCTTGTCCTTGATCCGGTTGTCGGTGATGGCCGGCTGGCCGCGCTTCTCCAAGACCGCGAGTTCCGTGGAACTCCACTGCTTGCCGTCGTAGTAGTCCCGATAGATCTCCGCTTCCCGCCGAGCATTCGCCGTGGCATCACAGCTTTGGTTGAAGTTGAAGACGAGCCTGGCGAGCGTGGGGTTGTCGGTGTCGATCGCGGCCAAGGCTTCATCAGGGTCCGAGGGCAGCAGATCCTTTTTGGCTGCCTTCTTAGCTTTGGCCATTTATGCAGTCTTTATTCGCATAGTTATGCATCATGCGCGGGCAAATAGATGGTTATAGTCTGAAGTATGCGCATAACGTTCCACGAGGAACCCATGCACTGCGTCATGCGGTTTTCCAAGCCGATGTGTCGTGCTCTTCGAAGAGCTTCGAGTAGCTGTCCCTGGGTTGCTTCGTGCTGTCCGTGGTTGCAATGACCGCCGGATGCGCTTGATCGATGGCGCGTGCCATCAATCCGGCCATGTCCACTGGGTCATCTACACGGCCAGCAGGGAAGTTCAGCAAGCAGCGCTTGAGCCTATGCCCGTACTCAGAATCGATGATCTTGACCTTGCCCATGCACGCCATCGCCTGCAGTGGGCGGGCCATGGTGGGCTTGTCCGCAATCGTGGGCAGCCATTCGAGACGGCAGAACGCTTTGCGCTCACGCATGCGGCGAATGAGAAACGGCTCAATCGAGCGCCTGATCGGGCCGCCCTCACCGAAGAAGCAGAACGGCTTGTGGCGCTGGAACTGATCAATCAGGCTCTCGATCCACTTGTCTGCGCTGGTCTGTCCGTACCAGCCCTCCACCCCAAGGTAGAGCGTGCCGTCCGGGGAATAGCCATGCGTCCCGATGTCGGTCCAATCGCCGCCATCCTCAGTGACCGCGAAGTCCCCTGTCGTGTACTTATGAACGGTGACCGGGGCTTTATCCACCAACGGCAGCGTATCGGCCTTAAAGAACGTGCCCTCTTCGGGCATCGGGTTCTGCTGGTACAGCGCCGACCAGTGCAATGGTGCGGTATTGGCGCGGATCCGCTCTAAAGCGGCGATGTCATACCGTTCAGGCCAGGCCGCCTGTCCCTCCTTGATCGCTGGGAGCAGGACAATCTCCCATTTATCTCCACCGGCCTTCTGACGCTCTATGAGCCGGCCTGCGAGGTCATCCTCATGCATCCGGTGCTGGATGAGGACAATGGCCCCCTTGGGCCGTACGCGGTTGTAGGCCGTTCCTACGTACCAGTCCCAGACCCGATCACGGGCGTTCTCGCTCTGGGCATCCGCCATCGTGGCAAAAGGGTCATCGATGATGAGGCGCGTAGCGCCGCGGCCCATGAGGGCGCCACCAATACCTACGGCGTAGTAGCTGCCACCTTCCTGCGTCTTCCAATGACCCGCTGCCTGGCTATCTTCGGCCAGAGTGGTCCCAAATAACGCACGGTACTCGCGTGTTGCGAGCAGATTTCGCACATCTCGCCCGAATTCCTCTGCCAAGGTGCTGGTGGCAGAGGCCGAGATAATGTCATGGCGCGGATCGCGTCCCAGTGTGAAGGCGGGATAGCGTCGCGAGGCGATATGGCTCTTGCCATGCTGTGGAGGCAGCAAGAGCATAAGGCGATCGATTTCTCCACGCTCGACCCGGTCGAATTGCTCGCAGATCGTTCGATGCAGTCCGCTAGCTGTCCAGCGATCGCTCGTGAACTCAGTGAACGCCTGAAGGTGAGTCTGGGCCAGCAGCCTCTGGCGCCTCTCCACCAGTAAGTTCAGCAATTCGCTTGAACTTACTG